CCCGGTGGTTGGCTGGGTCGGTAAGGGAGCCAAGGTTGCCGGGATGGCTGGCAAGGCTGGTAAAGGTGTCAAGTTAGCTGGTGGTCTCCAGAAAGCCGCCAAGCTCAAGGGGGTCAAAGGCTGGGCAGCTCGCAGAGGTCAAGAAGCCATTGCTGGCGGTATCGCGGACTTCATGGTTATGCCAGGTCACGAAGCTAGACTGTCGGATCTCATCCAGCAGTTCCCGTCTCTCAAGAATCCTGTCACCGAGTTCCTCCAGTCAGACGAGGATGACCCGGAGATCGTAGGTCGCCTCAAGGCAGCCGTGGAAGGCATCGGGGCTGGGATGGTGTTTGACTCGTTCCTCTTAGGTCTCAAGGGTATGAGGAAAGGACGCGGAGCCTTTGATGATGCCGTCAAGAAAGGGGCTACAGAGGAGCAGGGTATTAGAAGCCAAGTAGAGGCCCTTGAGACTGTTCAGCGGGAAGCCGATGAGGCTGCGACTAAGACTGCTGATAAGGAAGGCTTATGGGATACAGACATTGATTTCGACTCTCCCGCCCATGAGGGAGAGATCCTTGTTTACGTTGATCCCCGTAAGTTAGCAGACGATCACGTTAGAACAGACCCTCAGTTTAAGGATGCTGGAGATATACCTCCGACCGGCGGTATTCAAAAGAGGGTGGATGAAGGCAAGCCTATATACCCAGCAGAATTCTTCCACGAAGACACACCGGCTGGGTTCCGTAACGGTAGGCATCGAATCCTTTGGGCGGCTGACCAAGGACTTGACTCAGTCCCCTTGATTACTAGCAAAGATTCACTCCCTAATCTTCAGAAGTATCTAACCGATGGCCCCACCCCCAAGACTCTAGATGATGCCACCGGAACCGGCGGTAAACCCCCCGAGCCAACCGAGATTGACCTTGTAAATGCCACTAGGAAAGACCTAGAGGCTACCGGAGTCATCGACGTTCAAACCGGCAGACTGAACATGAGGAATGTTGAGGGTGAAACGAAACATATCATTCGGGCTATTGAGGAGATACGCGCCGATGAGATAGCAGCTCGCGGTGAGACCCTACCGGACAAGGAAGTTGTCGCTAATAACGTACTTTCATATGCCGATATGGTTGGAGAGTCTGAAAAGGTAGCCCGTCAAGGTATGGAGAGAGACGGCCTAACTGTCAGCCAGATCAACAATCGGACTCTAGCATACCGAGAGATTCTTACCAGCCTCGTAAACGACCGCCTGAAACCGGCGTTGGACGCGGTACACCTAGCACGGAAAGACCGCAAGCGGCTTCCCGACGAACTAAAAGATTACAGCGAGGATGAGTTAGTCTTTAAGGCTGTTTCAGAAATGGAAACTGTCCTCGACCATATTGTCTCTATGCGTAACCTTCGGGCTGCCCAGTCGCAGGGCTTACGGGTTATGAAGTACAGCGAAAGGTTCGCTCAAGCCCTCGGTGACGATCAGATTGGAGATGCTCTACTTAAAGGTCGTGAGGCTCTTCTAGCGGAGATGGGCGGTCGCAAGAGGCTCATCGAGCGTATGGATGTCTTGGCTAAGGTTCTTGATGATGACGGTATTGAAGCCGCACTGAGATCCCTTAGGAAACAGAAAGGCAATCCGTACCTGATGGCCTTCAACGAGATGTTCATTAACAACATCCTCAGTGGACCTAAGACGTTAGTTACTAACTTTATTGGGCCGATGGTCGTGTCGGCTTATAGACCCTTAGAGAACTTCACAGGTGGTCTTATTCTACGCGACACCAAAGTGATGAAGAAAGCCCTTAGGGAGTTCACAGGATTGGCCTTGTCTTGGAGTGATTCTTTGAGCGTAGCTCGGAAATCGTGGAAAGAGGATGAACTTATTGCTGACCCTATGGCCCGTCAGGTAGACCTCCCTAGTAGCCAGAGGAAAGCTATCTCGGCGCGAGCGTTTGATGTTGACGAGAAGTCAGGTGCTGGTGGTATGCTTGATACTTTCGGTAAATTCTTCGGGATGCCTACAAGGTTCCTCGGGGCTACAGATGAGTTCGTCAAGCAGCTCAACTACCGGACAGTCGTTCGTGCCGACCTTATGGAACAGGCTGACGAACTGATTAAGGCTGGTAAGTTACTACCTATAGACGCAGGGCGTTTTGTAAGAGACGAGATGGACAAGATGGTAGTCAATGGAGCCGCCTTGACGGCCCAGAGTCTTGAAGCGGAGGCTAAGAGGCTCGGTAAGAGAGTAGGTTCTGAAAGAGAATCTTGGATTGCAGAACAACTGAAGACACCTGATGGAATTCGCAATCGCGGGAAGTTGGCTCAAAGGGCTATCGATATTGCCAGGGAAGTTACGTTCACCAGGCCACTTAAAGGAACCGAGTCGGCGTTCCGAAAGATGTCCCGTAGGGGGCAGATGCTTGTGAACGCACATCCGATCTTGAGACCTATGATCCCCTTCATACGGACACCAGCTAACCTGCTGTCTTATGCGGGAGAGCGAGTGACTGATCCTGCTATGGCCTTATTGCGGATATACAGGCCGATCAAACGTACAACACCCAAAGACTTCGTTGCACTCCATGATAACGCTAGTCGGATGCTGGCTGATTTAGCCTCGGGAAATCCGCAGCTAAGAGCGGAAGCCTATGGCCGAGCGATGACAGGCTTGGGATTTACAGCGGCTGGTATCGGGTTCGCCATGAGCGGTAACCTGACTGGCGGTGGACCTAAGGACCACAAGCAGAAGAAGATCCTCCAAGAGGCTGGCTGGCAACCTTACAGCATTAAGGTTGGCGATGACTACCTCAGTTATCAAAGAGCGGACCCATTTGCCTCTATCCTAGGTCTCTTTGCAGACATTACGGACATATCAAGGTATGCGCCGCCTGAGATGGAGGAAGATGTTTCAAACCTTGGGATGAACTTTGCTATCTCCATCTCTCGGAACATAGGCTCCAAGACCTACCTTCAGGGTGTCATGGATATCGCCAGTCTTCTAGAAGACCCCGAGCGAGCTGTAGGCAACACTCTTCAAAAGTTTGGCGGTTCCCTAGTCCCCATGTCTGGACTTCTTGGGCAAGGTGTTCAAGCTCTAGGGGGCGACGAGTCAATGCGGGAAATCCGAAGTATGGTGGATGCCGCTCAAGCCAAGGTTCCTTTCCTAAGCAGCAGCGAAGTTTTAGGACACCGAGTAGATGCCCAGAGAAACTTCATGGGTGAACCTTCGGAACGCTATATGTCTCTCGGAGGCCGATGGACTGACTGGTGGTTACCTGTGATGCACTCGACTACCAGCAGTGACCCGATCAACCGGGAGTTGGCTGGCTTAGGTCATGCGTTCTCCCCGCCGTCATCTAACAGATACAACATAGACATGAGGTCCATCAAAGGAACCTCAGGTCAATCCGCGTATGACCGCTGGATGGAGCTTCACCAAGAGGTTCGTATTGGCGGTCGCAGCTTGAACCAGGCGATGAACCGTCTGATTAGATCCTCAGGTTACCGCAGGTTATCCCCGGAAGGCTTCGGTGACGAGGGCTCCCCCAGGGTTATCGAGATCACCAAGCTGGTCCGTAAGTATCGCTCTAAGGCTGAGTCTCAGTTGTGGCGCGAGTTCCCTGAGGTACACGCTGCCCGTAAGAATAAGATGGTCATACGCAGAGCCCAACGTACCGGCCAAACCACAGAATCAATCCGCGCCTCCCTGTTCCCCCTTGACTAGAGAAACCAATGGCTAATTCATATGTAACGTACACCGGTACTGGACAAGGTGTAACGGGGTCGAACGCCACCTTTGCCATATCCATAGACTACCTGTCTACGGGACACATCACTGTTCATATATCAACCGGCGCGTCTGATACGCTCAAGGTCAGCGGTACGCACTATAACATCGTAGGTACGAACGTAGTCTTCACTGCGGGTAACATCCCAACGACTACAGTGACGGTAGACGGAGTAACTTACGATATAACCGTCAAGATCATCCGGGACACCCCGAGAGAAAAGACAGACCGTCTGGTGGACTTTGAGGATGGCTCGGTACTGACAGAGAGTGATCTGGACACGGCGCACCTCCAGCTCCTCTATATTGCTCAAGAAGCCTTTGAGAGAGACGGTACGGTCATTGAGGTTGATAAGACTTACCTAGGTATAGACACGGCAGACGGTCTGTGGGATGCCGACGATAAGCGCATGAAGGATCTGTCGGCTCCTACAGGTGCTAAAGATGCCGCGAACAAGACCTATGTGGATACCAGGGCCGTCTCACGGACCACAGATGATGGCGACTATGATGCTTCTAGCAAGAAGATCACGAACGTAGCGAACCCCACGTTAGCCCAAGATGCGGCAACTAAGGGATGGGCTGAGTTAAACTTCACGACATCCTCCGCGACCTCTCTGAACCTTGATGCTTCAGACTCCAAGTGGAACGCTCTGTACTCAGGAGCCAAAAGGGCTATCAAGAATGTCCTAGATGACACTTCCGATCTGAGTTCAGTACCTACACGGGACTATGTGGACTCCCTCGCTCTCTTTGGGATTGCCGGTAACCCAACGTATATCACAACCACGCTGGTCGATGGGGATGACACCTATACGTTGACCGGCTTTGGACCGAACACCCAGGTGAAGGCTGAGATGCTTGTGGTCTCAATCGACGGGGTCCACCAGGCTCCCGGTGCAGACTACACGGTCCTGTCTACGGATGACGGTGGTGACGCCCAGATCAAGTTGACCACGGCTCCCACATCCGTAGAAGCTGGCTTTAAGATAATCGTGATGAACTTCGGCACAGGCCGAGTGGCTTCAACGGAGACCCTGGCAGATGGCGCGGTAACCACCGTGAAGCTTGCGGACTCTGCGGTGACCTCTGTGAAGATCGCGGACGGGACTATAGCCACTGCGGATATTGCAGACAGTCAGATCACCTCTGCGAAGATCGCGGATGGCACGATTGCCACTGGGGACATTGCGGATGACGCGGTGACTTCTGCGAAGATCGCGGATGACGCTGTGATTACCGACAACATAGTCAACTATGCCGTCACCAATCCAAAAATAGCCTCCAATGCTATTACTTCGACCAAACTTGTGGCTGCCTCGGTGACCTCCGCGAAGATCGCGGATGACGCGGTAACCGAAGCACAGATCGCAGATGACGCGGTCACGTTCTTTAAGTTGAACGATACAGGCTCCGGGACCACCTTCCATACGGGCTCTGGATTATCAGGGACAGCCCCTTATATCCTACAGGTCTCAAACACGGGTGTTCTCACGCTGGCTCCGCTGGCAGGAGAGGATCTTACAGACCTCGGTGATGCTGTTGCCGGTCTAGCCATCAGTGACTTTGCGGCTGCAACTTCTGAAGTGGACCTGGGGAATCAGTACCTCACAAATGTTAAGACACCCACTGATACGGCTCATGCGACTACTAAGGCTTATGTGGATGGATCGCACACATCGGTTCATGGGTACGCTATGAGCAATATATCGCAGTTCGACTTCTCTGATTCTTATAGCGTGGGTTCCCCCATGCCATTGAATGATTTCTCGTTTGAGGTTGACCCGGATGACATTTTGGCCGTAAATACGACTGATGATACCGTTACGATGGATGAAGGTGTGTGGGCCGTCACTCTTAACATCCGATGTGGAAAAGACGGCGGCGGGACTAACCTGGCTGCCGCAAGTTTAAAACTGGCAATAACGGACGGTGCAACCATCGGGACAAACTACGGTACAAGATCCGTGTCCCACCACAGTGGTGACGGCGCAGATCTGGCAAACACATACAATTTTGATTGGCTAGTGGACGCCTCTTCAAGCTCAAAGACGGTGGCAATCTTTACCGACCACACTGCCCAAGACATCACAGCATACAGCCAAGGAACAGCGCTCATCTTCCGGCAAATCCAATAACCCCCACACCTAATGACTACTAAAGTATCCGATGGGATGACCTCGGGCCTTCTAAAGACCTCGAACCTTGCGTCTAAAGCGCCGTCCGCTAAAAGCTCTGGCGACGAAGGTAAGGTTGTTCAGCTCGATGCTACCGGGGGTGTCCCGAGTTATTTCGTAGATGAACTATCATTCAGCACCTTAGGGCTCCTGGAGAAATCAGCCGACCCCGCCAATCCCGCCAATGGAGCCGCGACCCTTTGGTTGAGTGATGGGACTGGAGCTGGCGCTGACGGCGATGTACTTATTAAGGTCACAACAGGATTAGCCACAGCTTCTTATGCCGATGCCGTGGACTACAACGGGTTCACCATCAATGACTCCTACACCATAACAGTCAGTGGTACGGCATATACCGTCATCACTGAAGGCGTTGATGCCACGGGGTCTGCGTCCACAACCAGCACAGCGATTGCAATCGGTTGCAGTTCTGGCCCCAGCGCGGGGACTCTTGCGGAGACCGTTGTTGACGCGATCAACGGGAAGTTTGGCTCTGGTGGCACATATAACCACGGGTTTGCCAGCGCGAACACCGGGGTCAACACCGGAGTTCCTGGGGTAACCGCCACTCTCAGCGGGTCAACCGAAGTCACCCTGACGGCAGACACCGGGGGTGTCGCTGGTAACAGCATTGCTGTAGCCAATGTGGTAGGCAATGCGGCAACGAACGGCTCTCTGTCTGGCGGTGTAGATGCGGTTACTAAAACGGCAACACTTGTCGATTATAGCGCAGTCTAACCGATGACATCCCAAGATGACCTACTGCTCGCCATAGGCCGTCTCGAAGGCAAGGTGGATGCTCTCATCGCTGCCCAGAGATCTCAGGATAACACCCTGAATCACCATGATAAACGCATACGAACTTTAGAAAACAGCCGATCCCTTATGTTGGGCGCGGCAGCCGTAATTGGCGCAATATCCTCCCAACTCTTTAAACTTCTAGGAATTAACTAATGGCTGATAAGAATTACTACCCGCAACCTCAAGGTGACAGCTCACAGGCTGAAGCTCTCAAACACGTTACCATCGTAAACGTCGCAATTGACGCTGACAGTCGCGTTGGTCCGTATTACCCTGGTAACGCTAAGAGCATTGTCATCGTATCTACTGATCTTGTTTCAGTGCAGGTACGCGGTGGCGGCTCTCCTGGACCTGCTGCTTCGGTCTTCAGGAATGCCCAGGTTCAATATGCTGACATCCAAAACCCAACCGCGTCAAAGGCGGGGATGATTACTGGTGCTGCTATGCCGCATGAGTTCTACCTGCTCGACACCGCCGACGATGGTGTAAACCCCACAACCATCTACTTCAACTACTAGAGGCCTCTCATGGATCTCCAAGACCTCCTAGCAGAACTCCACCTGTCTACCGTGGAGTGTCTCTTGGACCGCGTGAAATCCGGGGAAGCCACCGCGTCCGAGCTATCGGTTGCCTGTAAGCTTCTCAAGGACAATGGTATTGACGCGGTCGCCAGCGACTCAGCCCCCATCACTCAGTTGGCTATTGCCATGCCGTTTGATGACGCTGATGCACCGGTCTCCCAGGTTTCCTAGGTCACCTTGGAGTCTACCGGTGTAGACCCCCGGTTGACGGGGGACAAGGGGTTCCTCAACTTCCTGTATGTCGCCTGGACCCAAGGTCTCGGGCTACCGGAGCCCACCAAGGTTCAGTACGACATAGCTGACTATGTTGCCAACGGACCACGCAGGGGATGCATCCAAGCATTCCGTGGTGTTGGGAAGTCATACATAACTTCAGCGTTCGTTGTATGGAAGTTACTGCTCGATCCCTCCCTGAACTTCCTTGTGGTCTCGGCCTCCAAGAGTAGAGCCGATGACTTCTCGACGTTCACCCTGAGACTCATGCAGGAGCTTCCGTTCCTGAACCACCTGTTACCCAATGACACCGGCAGAGCCTCGAAGGTGTCCTTTGATGTGGCTCCAGCCCCAGCCTCTCACAGTCCCTCTGTGAAGTCCTGCGGGGTCTTCTCCAGTGCCCTGACGGGTTCCCGAGCTGACATCCTGATTGCTGATGACATCGAGTCCTGGAACAACTCACAGACTCAGAACATGAGGGAGAAGCTGTCGGAGACCATCAAGGAATACGATGCCATCATCAAGCCCGGAGGACGCATCCTGTTCCTCGGGACACCGCAGACCCAGGAGTCTGTCTACAAGCATCTAGAGACCCGTGGGTACAAGACCCGCATCTGGCCTGCCAGGATGCCCTCAGAGAGAGAGATCACAGGATACGGTGAGTTCCTAGCGCCGTACATCAGGACTCAGGAGGTCGCCGCAGGGAAGCCCACAGACCCCCTCAGGTTCAACGAGATAGAACTGATGGAGCGGGAGTTGTCCTACGGGAGATCCCTGTTTGCCCTCCAGTTTCAGCTAGACCAATCCTTAGCGGACACCGACAGATACCCGCTGAAGATCAACGACCTCGTCGTGATGGACCTCGATACCGAGGTGTGTCCTGAGAAGGTCGTGTGGTGTAACGATCCAGACAACGCATGGAGAGACCTTCAGTGCGTTGGGTACAACGGGGATCGCTATTACAGACCCTTTGACACCGTGGGGGCTCTGGTTCCCTATCAGTCAGCCGTGATGTCAATAGACCCCTCGGGTAGAGGCGCTGATGAGACCTCGTATTCCGTGGTGAAAGCCTACGGAGGCCAGCAGTTCCTCTTGGAGTGCGGAGGTCTCAAGGGTGGCTATGGGCCTGAGGTACTCCAGCGGTTATCCGAGATCGCTAAGAAACACCAGGTCCACAGGATCATCGTGGAGTCCAACATGGGAGACGGGATGTTCACCTCCTTGCTGACCCCAGTTCTCCTGAAGACATACCGCTGTGGCATTGAGGAAGTCCGACACTCGATCCAGAAAGAACGCAGGATCTGTGATGTCATGGAGCCTCTGCTGAACTCCCACAAGCTGATCATAGACCGCAAGGTCATCGAGAGAGACTTCCAGTCCACTCAGGATATGCCAGCCGATCAAGCCATCAAGTACCAACTGATGTACCAGCTCTCTAGGATCACAAGACTGCGGGGAGCCTTGAGGCATGATGACCGGCTGGATGCCCTGAGTATGGCTTGCCAATGGCACGTTGACTCTATGGCGAGAGACACTGATAGACAAATTCAGGAACGCAAGACGGACATGATAGATCTAGAGATTGAGAAGTTTCTAGAGGGAGCCATAGGTCGTAAGAAGACAGGACACAACTGGCTCTCAGGCCGTCTGTAAGACTCTGTAAGACATTATCTAGGGTCAACTGGTATGATGACTCAGATTAGACCTAAAGTCTCTTAGGAGAGCTTACAGATACCTTAGAGAGTAAGACGGTCATTAGAGTCTGTTAGAGTCCTTAGGGATGATACTTCCAGCCCATACATCAAAAACCATCCTCTAGGGTGTCTAAGGCCAAAGTGCTTACCATATGGAAGAAGTACCTCCTAAGGATACTTAAAGATACCCAGAGATGGGGGGAGGGGGGGCGAAGAATAGGCCCCCAGAGAACTCTGGGATACTTTAAGATACCTTAGGACACCTTAAGGTAACTTAAGGACACTGTAAGACACCTTAGGTAACTCAGTGATACATAGAGACTCTTTAAGACTCCTAGGAGGTCATGGATAAGATCACAGGATGTCCGTTAGTCTTGATTGAATGGCAGGATATCGTGGGGATCGAGAGGCCTTGGCTGGACCCCGAGGAAGTCTTAGAGCTACATCCAGCTCCTATGGTGTCCGTGGGTGTCATCGTGAACCAGAATGAGAACTTCGTGACTCTGGCGGGGACGTGGGAGTCCGGGGATGAACGGCAATTTGGGAATGTCACCTGCATACCTCGGGGTGTCATCCAGAGTCTGACGGAACTGGGGGTGTCCCAGGGGGACTGAGGGAGTCCTTGGGGAATTTTGGTCCAAAAATGTGAGTGGTTAACGTTTAGATCGTGGCTCGGGATGGCCCCCGTGGGGGTCGCCTCCTACCCTCTCGCGTACGCAGGCCAGCGCGTGTTGCGCGATGAATAGGACAGCTCTCGACCTCTCGGATTCCGCTGCCTGTCCACAGGTGACGAACTCAAACAGGGGAGGGGGGCCAAAATGAACGAAGGGTACAGGTGTTCAACCAGCAATCACATAGGGGAGGGGTCATTGGGTAGGGTTGAGGGTGTTTCCACCGTGGATAGCGTCTGACATTGTCGTCAGGCGTTTTTTTCGCTTTGTGGAATTGACCTAAGCTATTGACCCGGCAACACTTACAGTCACCACAGACCCCTCAAGACCACTCCAGGCTACTCTTTAGGGTTGCAGGATGAGAAACAGCCGATACTCTCAATGGGTCAAGTAACCCATCCAAACAGCCCCCAGAAAAACCAAAGGAAATCGCAAACATGAATCTCTTAACTCACACCCCCAAAAGCAGCATCCCCAGTACCTTCCTTGCAGCCTTCCCTCGTTACATTCAGATCCTCCAAGACCCTAACGCCACAACCAAACAAAAGGAGGCTGCTCAGGAGATCATCTATGGTCTCTGCGATCTTGCTGATAGTCATAGCATCCCCGAGAACATGATGCACGACTCACAGTCCCTGCTCTTCAAGTTAGCCTAACTCACTCACTCACTCACCCCACGATCCACAATGACTCACACCCTCAAACAAGGCGCGGCCCTCCAAGTCTATAAGAACCTTACAACCGGCACTTGGTCCGCTAAGGCTCGCGTCCCACACCCTAAGACCGGCAAGCTAGTTTGGCGTAAGGTGTGGGGTGGTGACTCGATCACCATAGCCCTACCTACGGCCAAGGCATCCGACAAAGGCGCAGAGCGTATCCGCAAGAATAATAGCCGCGAGGTCATCGCGTGGATAACCGGCGAATTCGTCAGCTTCTCAGGGGACCATTCCGAAGGTCTCTTTGAGTCTATCCACTACAATCCCTTTAGACGTGCTGACTTTCACACCCTCCAAGGGAAAACCTACGAAGGTAGCTCTCTAGCTGTCTTTCCTGCTAACTCTTCGCACTTCCTATCCCGATAACCCCACGATCCACAATGAACACCCTCAACATTCACCAGCAAGCCTCCGAATTCAAATTCTTCCTAGGTGAGCAGAGCCATGATCTCCTTGCTGACAACTTCACCCTCGCTGAATGCCTCGCTATATTCGTTGCCGCCTGCTTGATAAGTGACGCGCATGACGATCTCCAAGCTGACCTATACACGTGGGACGAGGAGAGTATGACGGCCTT